AGGAAGTTGACACCTACACCGCCACCGCCGCCTTCTTTCCATGCGACCCCTGACGCCGTAGTAGAGTCTGCGGTAAGGACTTGGCCGTTGATGCCGACTGGCACGCGGACGTTGTCTGCCCCGTCGTAACCGATCAAGTCTCCCTTGGTTGTCGACGGTGACAGGGCGTCAAACGCTGCGGTCTTGTTTGACGTCGGCGTGACGGCAATGCCTTCTGCGACCTGAATGGATTTAATTTCGCCAAGTGCCATGTCTAAACCCTCTTAAACGTCTGTTGCGGAAAGGCCTTCAAGTGGCGTTCCCGTCACGGTGATTGCGTCGGTGCTGAATTCAAGGCCGATGATTTTAAGGTCAACTGTCCCGCCAGCGACTTGCGCCGACTGTAGTTCGATGTCGTCGCCAACACTTTGTTCAACTGCCTTGGATGCGACCTGAAAAGTGTAGGTCACATACGGGCGCGATCTAAGGCGCACAATTTCCTCAAGACGGTCTGAAATGTCTGTCAAGACGTGCCGCAGACGTGTGTCAATTGACGCGCGGTTTAGAAACTGGGCGCGTGTGCTGTCGTCTGTCAGGGACGATTCCAACGCCTCGTTCAGATACTCGGATGAACTCGGGTTGTAGGCAATGACTTTGGTCGCAAGATCCCTGTATTCAAACCCTGTTGACAAGTTCAAGATGTCTGAATCGGTGTAGACATCCCCCGGCGAAGGCGCAGAAAACAAATACGCTTGCGCCTGCCCAGACGTGTTGAGACGGACGTAACCGAGGATGGAACGCAAGACCTTTGCCAAAACTTCTGAGTATGTCGGATAGTCTTGTTCGTCGTAATCCGGGATGCCGAAATTTACAAAAGCATTAACGCCGCTGTCGACCAAGCTAAAAGGTGTTGAGTCACAGGATATTCCTGACGACTCTATCAACTTTTGACAAAAAGTACCCGGAGGCCCATCGGTGAAATTGCCGTACATCATGTAGTAGAGTTTATCTTCGCCCGGTTTGATCGAGCCTAAGCCAAAAGTTGACTCAAAATTACTGACCAAGTTCGCTTCGTAGTAAACATTCCCGCCAGTCGTGCCAGACCCTGCGATTGTATAGTCTCTCTCATACATCAAGGCGTAAGAAACACCGTCTCTGACGAGGTTGAGTGCAACACCGGGAAACGTGCTGAACGTCGCACTTGTTGAATACGCTGGATTTGTCCCAACGTTTGGCTCCCAAAGCCTGATGCGTTTGTTACTTCCTGTTTCATCAATCCTGACGACTCGGTAATAGTTTGTCGGCTTGGCGGCTTCTGTGATTTTAAACGTGAAACCGACTTGGCAATAAAATGGGTCGAAGTCTGCTATTGGGATTTGAAGAGTGTAGTAATGCCCGCCACTTTGGGCCTGATACGACAAAGAAACTGCGTTGGTTGTGTCGATGAAAGCTGTCAACACGCCGCCTTGACTAAGACGACACAGGCCCCATTCGCGATTGTTTGAGTTTGAGTATGCAGCGGTGTAAGTCGTGCAACTCGCCTCCGGCATAGCTGACTCATCCAAAAACTGGAACAAGTTAATTAAACCGGGTTTGATGCGGTGTCTTGTCGACACCCCGTAGAAAAGCGGAACGATCCTGTCTTGATGCCCGGGGAAAACATTTGGAAAGCTTCCTGTTTGCTTCAGGAAGTAAGATTCCTCGGCAGTGTCTCCCATGAATGCGGGCTTTGACAGCGGCGAAAACGCGTCATACAGGCTGAACGTGATAACCGAGTCGTTAACGGCAATAGACTGACACGCGCCGTTGAAGATTTTGCGCCTGTTTCCGACCTCGTCGTAGCAGATCCAAATATCAACCGGTGCGTCACGGTAGCTGTCATCTGCAGAAAGGAATGTGTCAAAATATGAGTCGGCGTTGGCTGCGTCAAAAGATCCGGCCGAGAATGTGAAAACGCCGCCGTCCAAGACAGACGATATTGACTGGTTGACAGTCGGCGGCGTTTGCAACCTCGGCAACCACTCAACCCGTGAAGTTGATGTGCTGTCTGGGTTTGAGTGCCAATACAAGGCCTCACCACTTGTCAGAAAGATGAAGTAGTCAAGGCAAAGGATTTGAGTCGTCCCGTTGGGCGCAGACGCAAGACGGACAGTTATGGCGTTTGTTGACTCGTTGAACGTGTACTGGTTGTTCCCGGACAGTGAAGTGACTTGGGTCAACGCCGTTGAGTTGATAGTCATCCCCGCGACAAAGCCGGGTGCGGTCAAGCTGTAGTCACTGCCGCCAATACTTACAGCTTGGCGGGAGACGTAACGCCTGACGCGGATGCGGGCGAGCATGAAACGCTTTGTTTTGGCGTTCTCTTTAACGTCAACCAACGCCATAGCTGACCCTCCGGTTAACGTAAACGGACGCACAAGAGCCGCCGTATCCTGAACCGACAAGTTCGAACGGATGGTTCAGACCGAAGGCGACGTAAAAAGTGTCTCCGTTACGGGTGTAGTTTGCCGCCTCAGCTGTCAGGTGATACGTCGTCGACGTTGCGAGTGGTTTAAAGTTGAAGTCAAACCGGACTTCACCGCGCCACGCGCCAGTTGCGGGGATGACGCCACCCAGAATGGTCCAATCTGAAATGACGTAAACCTCTGTCAAGGCGGCATCTGTCCAGACGACAAGGCGAAACTGTTCCGCACCAACCATTGTGCCAACTTTCAGCAACGGCAAAGTGATGTAACGCAAATCCGCATCGGCGGACGTCATCAGAAACGAGCCCAACGGCTCATTCGTCGTGTCGTCGATGACTTTCCAAAGTTGTGACTGCGGAAACGTCATCCGATGACCTCACGGAACACGCAGTTGAAGGCGTAGTAGTTGCTGAAAATGTGGTTGATCTGTGCCGGGGATTCAAAACGCATATACTTCGTAAACTCCCCAACTGAGGCCGAGACTTGGGCGAGTGGGTCGAGGCTGACAAAAAGTGGAACCGAAGACCCAAGTTCACGGAAAACGCGGCGCAGTTCTGCAATGTCGTCATCCGAGACGTATTCAGCGGTCAAAGACTCAAACCGCCAGAACTTTGGCAACACCCGGTAATACTGGACACCCGAAGTCGAGGCCTGAACTAGGGCAGGATCCTCGTGGACAGCCGAGAAACCTGGCGAAAAGTTACGCGTGGCCGGTGTGACATAGTCGCCAAGGTAGAGTTGGTTTATTGAGATGACGTCCTCGTCATTCTCGCGGTCTGAGATTTCAATCTGCCAGTAACGATACGTTGTCGTCAGGCCGTCGAAGAATTTAAAGAATGACCCGTCACTCTCAATTGTTGCGCTGATTGTGATTGCTGGGGATGAAAAGCTGTTTGTAATGTTACCCCTGATCGTCACTGTCGCATTGGACGTCAGATACGTGTCGTCATCTGCTGGGCCAATCAGAGCGAAAAACTTGGGCGTTACTGCAGTTGTGAAGTCTACCGTAACTTTTTCAGACGTATGGCGGCGGACGTTTGCCGCAGTCAGACCTGTCCCCGGGTCAGTGTCAACACCGTTGGTGTAACCAAGCATATCCCACGCCGCGTTTGTCGTCTGGGTAAAGCGCAAGCTGCGCGTGCCAGACGAGCGGCCAATGGTAAACTTGAAAGTTGTCGAGGAGTATGTACACGTCCAGAGCGTTGACGACGCGTTCAGTTGAGTTTGGATGTGGGACGCAAGTGCTGCGCCAGTTGTGTACGTCGCAGCGGTCAAAGTTACGGTCTTGTTTGAACCGTCGTTGATGTAAATAGTGTTGTTCGAAGACGTTACTTCAAACGCTCCGGCAGGGATCCAGCGTTTATGGCGTTCTGGCAACAGGGCGTTTGCGCCAAGAGAGCCAGTCACGCCTGAGGAGAATGTGACTGTGGCGTAACTCGCTGCGAGGAAGTTGTTTTGACAAAGGCGGACCGCACCGTCAACAGCCATGACTTATACTCCGAGGCGGGCATTGCGCCGGTTGAGGTTGAGGATTGCGGTCGCAAGTTTATCAGATCCGATGTTGATGTCAGTCTCGACCGTCATCCCTGCTTCGAGAAGGGACGCGATCTTGACGAGGATTGGGAGGGACGCATCAGACGCGCCGGTTCCCGAGTTGAGTTGACGGAACAAGTTTGACTGTTGGCGCGGGTTGAGAAGCATTTCATCTGGCCGCGTCAGAGTCAGGGCAGTGTCAGGGCCTTCAAAAATCCCGCCGTTGGCAAAGCCTAAGCCTCTGCGGATTGACTGGAAGCCACTTGAGATCGCACCACCTGCGCCGCCCAGCCCTGACTTGCCGCCGATACCTGCGTTTAAAATCTCGCGTAGCTTTTCAATCCATGCCGGCTCTTCAAACTTGAGCGCGCCTTGGAAGAAGTTCAGGATTGCGTCCCCGACAGCAAGGATCCCGTCGCGGATGCCATTTAAAATCACATTCGGCAAGCTGGCAACGAAGCTGAAAAGCTGCGCAAAGAAACGTCCAAATTCTGAAAGGATGGTTTGGACAAACGTTTGGACGAAGGAAATCGACCCAGCCGCAAGATTTTCAAGGCCTTGAACGAACGCTTGGTTGATGCCTTGGCTGAAAGTCGCGGCAAAGCTTTGAAAGACTGCGGCGATCTTCCCACCTGCGACCTGAAACGCGCCGCCAATGATTGTGCCAAGACGCTGGGCGTTGAAAAGTTTCTGCGCCTCAATTCCGAACGCATTACCGATCAGTGTCCCGACAAGTCTGAATGGGGTTTCAGCAATTGCCTTTGCAATCGCTACACCGATTCGGACTGCACCGCCTTTTGTGATAAGGACGTCAACAAGGGTTTCGACGAAGACAGGGATAGACTCAGCAATGGCGTCGATGACAAGTGGGATCGCCTCAACAAACCCCTGAACCGCAGCCTTTGTTGCCTCAGGCCCTTGAGCGAAAAGGTCGAGTAGTGGCTTTACTGCTTGTCCAATGCCGGGCAAAAGAAGGTCTCCAGCTTGGGCGAGGGAGCTTGTAATAAACCCTGCAGCACCTTCTGCACCTTGGCTGATCCCTGTGGCAAGCGGGCCAATAAACCCCGCCGCAGCTTCGCCAGTTTTCTTGCGCTCATCTTCTTGAACCTTGGCAATGTCTTGAACCGCTTTTTTTTCGATGGCGATTCGCGCTTTGGCAAAATCCTCAGCTGAAAGTGCACCCTGTTTGTAGAATTTTTCGAGTTCAGCGAAGCGTTCACGTTCTTCAAAACGGATCTTGTCGATACCGTCCAAGCTTGCCTTGACCGTATCGTTGACAAACTTCTGGGCTTCGTCGCGGAAGTCTTTAACGTCTTTTGCCGCCTCAACAAACGAGCGGCCAGCTTTGATGTTGGCCGCCTGAGTCTTTTTGCCGAAGTCTGTGGCAGTTTCCCCAGCTTTGGCGATGCGCAGCTGCAGACCCTCAAAGTTTTTGGCGAGGGTATCCCTGTTTTTCTCAGCCTGTTGCAACCCGTCGGCGAAGTTTTCGACCGCACCGGCTGCGCCTTTGAAGGCATTGTCGATGGCGTCGACTTTGATAAGGCTTACAAAGTTGAAAAGCTTTCTAAGCTGTTCAATAGAGATCGATATCAGTCTTGCAATGCCTTCAATTGCACGGCTGACAGCTTTAAAAACTGCGTCAACTGTATCCGTCAGAACTGATGCAACTGCCAAAGTAAAGCTAATCAAAGAGTTGATTGCGCCAGTAATACTTGAGCGGCTGTTATCAACGCCGCCTTGGATGAACGCAATAGAATCGGCGATCGTTTTAAAGACCTCGCGCAGAGATCCTGACTCGATGATGGCTTGGCCGAAGGCCTCTGCGAGGTTGGAAACAGAGTTCTGGACGCGAATGATCGCACCGGCAAAGGTTTCAACCTCGCCACGGGCTGCGCCCTCGAATCTTTTGGCGACAAGATCAATTGCCGCGCCTGATGCTAGTTGTTCCTTCGTCAGGCCTCTGATTTCGGGGATGAGTTTTCCAAGCTCTTTGACGTTGCCGGCGTAGCTGTTGGTCAGAGACTGAACCGCACCTTCAAGACTGTCTCCAGTCGCTGCAGCAAGATCTGCCGCAGCGCGCGTGAGGGATAACGCTTGGTCGTTTGTCAGGCCGTAAGCTTTGGCAAGTGCCGCAGCAGACAAGACAGCGTCGTCTTGGAACCGGGAAGTCGCCTCAATCTCGTTTGCGAGGTCTTCAAACTGTTTTGATGCAGCCGCTCCAGCTTCGCCGGTGGCTTCTAGTTGCAGGTTGAGGCGCGCGAGGGCTTTCTCCTGCGCAACTGCTGACTCAATCCCTTGAGAAAAGAAGTTGGCAACGGCGCGGCTTCCGGCAAACGCAAGGGCTGCGGCGGCAACAGTTTTGAGTGTGTCAAAGGATTTGCCGATCTTGGAAATCGCTTCAGTCGAGTTACGCTCCAAAGTCTTGAGACTTTTGAGGGCTTCGGCTGTGTCAAAACTGATTTTAAGTTCCGCGCTATCTGCCACGTTTCACCTTGTTCTTTAATGCTTCTTTTTTGCGTTCTTCCTCTTCCAACTCGTCAAGGTAGCGGTCGATCTCAAGGAACCGGTCGACGGTGACAGCGGGGAGGGTTTCGACGTTGACCACTATCCCCAGTTTAGCAAGTCTCTTCCGCTCAA